TGGCGTCGTACCTTTAGAGGTAACGACCCTGCAGGAAGAAAAGTCTGAATTCAAAAACTTTTAGATCTTGGAGTGATGGCTCTTAGGCAAAGTTCATTTTTTTTAGAAGGTCATCACTCTTTTCTTTTAGTGACTCATAAGTTCTCTCATAAGATGCATGCGGATTCCAAATTTTGCTCGGAACAAAGTCTTGAATATACGTGTTAATCAATTGAATATTTCCAGAGATTGCGTCTGTTGTGTCTTTCGCATTCACGCCTGCTTGACAGGTAAACCAATCACCACTTTCCCAGTCGTGATTTAAGTCACCTGGGAAGTGTTCAATCTTAGGCGTATTTGTTCCTTTCCGTCTCGCTTGATACAAAGATTTCATATTGTTCTTTACAAAAATATTCTTTCCACAAAACCATCTATTATGAATAACGAGGTCGATATAACTATAATAGGGGTCATTGTTTGCGTCAACTGAAATATAGTCAACTGTAAAGCCAACTCTTTTTAAGAATTGTTTTGTTGGCTCAGACTGATAGTTATCAAATGATACGTGCTTAATATTAAGTCCACCCAGTCTCTTCAAGTCCCATATAAAAAACTTAATAGCGTCGAAGTTTATCATTCCACCTTTAGGAATAAGCACGATAGTAAAGTCTGTCACATATACGATGAGAGATTGCCCAGTGTGAGGATCTATCCGTTCAGGGTCGCGCTCTATATGACTCATCGCAATACAGGTAGCGTCTTTAGATTTGGATTGGTCAACTGAAATAACGCGAGGTAAACTTGGCTCATAGTAATAATACCATTGATCTAATACTTTATTAAAAAAGTACGGATGGATCTGGTTCCAGATAAGATGTTCAGGTTCTTCATGTGATAAAGCCGTTAAGCTTCCATAAATATTACGTAAACCATTGTCAAAACAATTTTCGATCCAATCGCCTTGATAAAAAATTCTGTCCGCCTGGCCAGCTGGAATTCCAGCAAAGTCTTTCATAAACTCAATAGGGTTTTCTTTTGCTTTGTCTAAAAAGCTCACTGTACCGGTTTGGGTGACTTGTTTGATAGGACACCATACAAGGTCAGAATTTTCAAAAGATGCCGCCTCTCCCTCATTCTCACATACAACAGGAGGTTTCCCGCTCCCACCTTTATAGAGCTGAAAGCCGACATCAAAATTATGAATTTCTTTTACTTCTTCTTGGAAAGTATTTGGATTTTCCACTTCACAAAATTCGGGAAATTCGAGAGGATAGAGCTTCCAACGACTGCCTGTCCAAATAAAATTTTCTTTATTCTTAGGTGCATCGTGCGTCATCCAATTTTGTATTGGGTCGTCTAGATTAGAAGGACTTGAGTCTAGAATAAATCTTGCGTAATAGTTATTTTGAAAACGGTTGCTAATACGTTGACGGAGCTTTGTAAAGAACTGTAGCAATTTTTCAGGTGTCCAGCCTTTTCCGGATTCTAAGAAAAAAGTTATTTCCGTCATAGCTCCCATTAAGATATTCATACCTAAAAGTGAGCCAGCATTCGAAATCTGCTTCCAGTTTAGACCGTTGCCAGTTCTTAAAATGGAAGAAGGTGCAGACATTGTCCACGGGATGTATTCTACCGTTTCAGATTCCTGAAGAAATTTATCTTCTTTCAGCATATCTTGATGAGTTCTACAGAACTTCCAATAAGAAGACGACTCGATAAGCTGTCTAATAGGCTCAGTATAAATTTCAGAAGCTTTAGATTGTGTTACTGCACAGAGGGCAAATACGAACACGGTTGTCTGGGCTTTATCAAAAAACTTCCATGGGTTTCTCATAAGAGCAAAGTGTGCCGCAATATAGAGTAATGAAAGTATTGTGCCCGTACTCTTCCCAGACCCAATACTTGGATTTAATACGGCAGTACGAAAAGGCTCAAATGGATCAAAATAAGATATAAAAAATTTTCTAACTGGCCACCAAATGGAATCACTCATCGACCCAATATATTTGGAAGTTAAAAATTCTTCAGGTGTAGGCGGCTTATCTTTAAAGGTGAGTCTATATGGATTAATAATGAGCTCGTTCTTAAAAGACTCATCAAAGTCATTTTCTAAAAGCCATTTTATTGCCGTTTGAAGCTGGGTGAAGTTTAAATAAGCATACTCTTCTCGTAAAGCGAGCGAGTTGTCTCCTTGTAAGAGGTCTTTAATTATGTATTTTAAGTTTTTTAAAGTGCGCTCATCTTGAAAAGTCTTTCTAAGAAGATCTGGGTTGTCAGGTAAAGTATCAAGCGTGTTGATATCTAATGTGAAAGGGTTGCTGATGTTCGATGAATGTTCTATCTTTTCCTTTTG